TTATTTATAATCCCCCAATCTTGCAGGATTGGGGGCACCACAGTGGCTATTGACCGATAGGAATCAGTCTAGGCTTTTTCTCATCTGGAATTACTCGTTCCAGATTCACTATAAGCATACCGTCTTGAAGGTCGGCACTCTGAACAATAATATCATCACTCAGTTGGAACGCCCGAGAAAAAGTTCTCTTGGCAATTCCACGATGTACAAAATTGATTTCATTGTTTTCATCATTATCACCCACATCATCTTTCGCGGTAATAGAACGAATGGTAAGAGTACCATCAGTTACTTCTACTTCAATATCACTTTTTGAAAAACCAGCAAGAGCTAGTTCAACAACATACTGTAAATCATTAAGTTTGCGAATGTTATATGGTGGATAACCAGATTGGGCGGTATCCATAGTATTAAGACGATTAAAAAGTCCATCGAATCCAACGCTGAATCCGAGCATCTTTTGTAAGTCTTGTTGAGTGGGGAATGTGTGTGGTGCTAATGTTAACATAGGGCCTCCTGTAAAGCGAGGTTAATAATACACTCCAATCTTCAGCACGTAGACTTGGAGTAGGTTAGAGGTCACCACTATTGGTCAACCTCAATCACGCCATCCTTCTCCTTTGAAGAGATGATGACAGCGATGTTTTAGAACAGTCCAAACTAGACTGCTTAAAGAATCTGAAGTATAATTTCCAGATTCCTTTACTATCAATTTATATTTAGTCTTCATAATTTTTTCATCAATTTGCCAATTACTATAGTAGTATTTAGTCATAATATAAAAAAATGAAAAGGGTGAGTTTAATCACCCTCTGTCAGATGGTATATGATTACTTCTTGGAATAAATTCCCCAAAGTACCCATATTGCGACTAGACCAACTAGGCCTTCGCTTCCGAGTGATTTAACTAAGCTGGTAACTGAACCAATGACATCAATGCCAATGAATGGAACAGCTGCTCCGAAAATAATTTGAAGAACCACGCCCAATGCGATTAACGCAAGACCAGTTTCAGTAAGACTGCGAATCCAGCCTGTTGCTTTTTCTAACATAGGATTACTCCCTTTTTTTGAATTATAGTTTTGGCCATATAACTAATTGTTATTTGCCGGTTGAACCAAATCCACCTTCACGCTCGGTCTTCTGAACTGGTGGTTTTTTGATTTCGGTTAAACCATGATATATCTTTTTCACCAATTCAGCCTGACATACTCTATCTCCACTATTTATGGTCTTTGGAGCCTGAGACATGCTAGTCATCATAACGAAAACAGGATTTACATAGTCAGAATCTATTATACCTTCACTATTTGTTAGGTATAACCCATCGTTCCAAGCCAAACCTGACCTAGAATGAAGTCTAACTGAGTAACCTTCTGGAATATCAAAAATCAATCCAGTAGGAATTAATACTCGTTCCATGTTATTTATTTGAAGAACTCCGTTCTTAAATGGTTTTTCGATTACTCTATTTAGAGTATCTTGGCGGATTTGATATTTTGCTATTCCGTCAAAACACGCGTGAATATCGAAACATGCTGAACCCTCTGTTGCATAGAGAGGGTCTTTAGCATTCGGATGTAATTTGTAAAATTTTAATGTTGTTTCATTCTTTGTTGTTTTGGTCGCCATCTTCAGTCCTTTTACTTCCAATATTATATTTTGCTGTAAGATCCCATTGGTCTTTTTCTTTAAAAGATAGGATCTTTAGTTGATTCAACGGAACAACTAATTCACTTGAAGAGTCTGGATTCACTAGTGCAATTAAGCCCCATTCCGATAAAAGATTTGCTATTGTATTACGTCTTGCTTGGTCATTTTCTGAGAAGTTGGTTGGTTTACCATCAAGTGCAAATAATTCTTTAAAGTGTACGATATAGTATCTACCTTGTTTATGTAGTATGTGACAAGATTGATATAGTATTTTGTCTTTTCGGGAAGCTACCCCGATTCTAGTAAGTGTTTCACGCACCTTGAGAAAATCATCTGGATTCTCCAGAGTGCACTCCACCATGTTCTCTGTTCCTGTTGTCATTTTCCACTCCACCTTGATTCAGTTTATCTATGATATAAGCCAACTGATCCTCAGAGAGAATTCTTAGAGCATCTTTGGCTTTCTCATAACTAAATCCATAATACTCTTTAACCAGTTCAACATTCTGTAGTTTCTCTGGTTTCAGCCACTTACTATACCTTCGTTTCTTTCTAATATTATTTATAAGATAGTCAAACTGAAGTCGGCTGTCAAGGTGGTGGTTACGATTCATCTCATTTACTTGAAATATAGTGTCCATAAAGAAAGATAGACCACGATTAACGATAAAAGGCGAATACTTCCTCTCATCTTGCGGAGTAAGCATCACATCTTCTTTGGTTTCGTTAATCGCTTTTAGGTAATCAAATGGACTCATAATAGTATTATACCATATTAAAAGGTTTTGTCAAGGCCCTACTTAATAGCTAGGGCACCAACGAATGAGTGGTTTCTCCAAAATGGTTGAACTGTTCTGAACCCTGCAAAAGATACCATGAGCTCAAGTTCTTTCCATGTGTGAGGTTTCATGATGTTTCTAAGTGTTCTCTCCTTGTCCATGATGTCTTCTGTATCAAACGATTTTCGCTTGTAATCATAGTAGTTAAAGGTTATCATATCTTGTACCATGGCACTCTCACATATAGTCTTTTCTGCAAAAATGAAAGCACCGCCCTCATTCAATCCATGATAGATATTTTGAACTACCTTCTTTCTATCTTTCTTTGGCATGAATTGTAGAGTGAAAATGGAAGTAACCAGATTACAATTTGAAAACTGGAACTTACGAATGTCTTTCATTACAAATTCTACATTATTAAAACCCGCACTATTCAATTCTAGTCTGCGGTCTTTCAAATTTTGTACGAATCCATCCGCAACTTCAACTCCAAAATATTGTGCTGTAGGAGAATGGTCACTATTATACTCCATCATGGCCTGTGTATTTTTTCCTGTAGAACATCCAATATCAACTATATTAGTATCGTCTTCTACAAAATAACGTGAAAGACTAACTACGTCTTCCATTAGATTTGAGTAACCACGAATAGATTGTTCAATGTGATTATCGAATCCTTCTTGTCTGTGGGCAAAAGTAAAATCAGCCATTGGTCAACTCCTTATAAGGTTTTAGTACTTTCTTGTATATTGAATCTGCTATCGCTTTCATCATCAATGGTGGCACCATTCTACCCATACGTTCAGACCTTTGCTCCCACTTTCCAGTGAGTTTGAAATCTTCTGGTAACGACATGGCTCTGCGAGTTTCACACAATGCAAGTTTTCGCATTTCACTCCACTGAATACATCCACCAGAAGCTGTGATGGTAGGAGCTGGTTTAAATCTTGAAATTCTTTTCATATTAAAGTGATGTCCTCTTGGATGATAATCACAGCCAGTTAATACTTTTTTAGGATCAAGTGGCATCTTTGATGCGGTCACAAAATGAGAGCCCGTAGTAAAAGATTCTGTTAACTTTTTTATTTCTTCTTTATCATACTCTAGGTCACTAAATGCATTTCCACAAGTAACTACTTCACTATTCTTTTCTGGAAATATACTAGCAATATTAAAAGAAGTAAGACCAATTGCCTTGGTTACATCATTACGAACTGCGATAAAAATAACTCTCTTTCTTGTTTGCGGTACTCCATAATGAGATGAATCTAATAACTTAGAAGACACATCATATCCTATGTTTCCAAACTCTGCTGTAATCCTGTAGTAGTAATTTTTAGCTTCACCCATTAACAAACCAGACACATTCTCAGCAACAATAACTTTAGGCTGAATATCTTTTGCAACTCTGATAAACTCAAAAAATAAGTCTTCAATATTTTCTACCTTCTTACCATCAGAATAATTTTTAGTTTTACCAAACCCACTAGAATGACCTCCGCCATGTACTACAGCACCAGCCATAGAGAAAGCAGAACATGGTGGTGAACCATCTAGAAGATCAACTTCTCCTGCTCCAATATTGGCAGCATCCAAAAGTTCATGTCTACCTTCTAAATGAAGCTTTTTTATATCATCTGGAAGTATAGGAGTGTTTGGATAATTTTCATGATATGTATTTCTGGCCTCTTCTACGAATTCGTTGATACATAAAATCTTACCACCCGCCAAACGATATCCTGTAGAAGAACCACCACCACCGGCGAAGGTAGATATCACATTGAACTTGTTTTGTGCTTCACCATCATACACATCTTGTAATGTATATTTTTGATAATCTGCGGAAATGGGTTTTGCATCCTTTACGTGCTTGACATAATCTTCAGATAATGTAGCTGAAATTGAATCCTGCCCCTTAAAATTTTTAACATCTGGTTTTTTAATTTCAGAAAAATCTAATTCTTCAAAGCCCGGTAAAGCTGTAACTTCTGGTTTCATATTTTAAACTCCTTTTT